CACTGCTGGTTCTGATCAGAGAACCCGACAACTTGTTGTTGAGTCACATTTGACTCTTCATTAATTCTGATATTCATTCTATTTACAGATGTTGTGGTCAATTTATTTAAAACAGTATAGTCTGACCAGACTATACAGCGTGCTTATTTAATATATAATGACGAATTATTCCCCTAAATAGGGGTACTCCTAGGGAGGAGTGTCTTACATGCAAAGCCTAAGTGATAACGTATAACAAGCAAAAACATATACACATGGTAACCAAATACATATAACATTGTTTAGCTTTATGCCCATCATAGTTTACGGGCAGAGGGATAAGTTTTTTGGCATTCCAGGCCGGAGTACACTTATGTGTCAATATCTAAGGATTCATCTGTCATACCGTACCTTTCCTTATAAAACGCGACATGTTGGTCATACGTAACATCAAGCATGCGCAATTTACTAATACCATGCCTTGCAGCCACTATTTTCATTTGTTGGCGCCGTTTTTCGTATATTTCGCGTCCATAAGCAAACCACTCGCGCAAAGCTCCTTCAATATTTTGTGCGGATTGTTCCAACAAACTAATTGAATTCGAGCGGAGAACAGATGTTAGACTTTTAAAAATCGATTCCTCGTCCAAAGCGCCCATCCACTGTTGCAATTCCTCATTGTATATATTGTGCCTCTTAAGAAAATCAGCATCTTCGTCTCTCATATAAGGCACTGGTTTCGATTCCTTATCTGGCATAGTGAACACCATATCTCGCTGTTTTAAAAAATCAGCATATGAGATATGATTAAATTCATCATAACCTTCCTTAATCGAACCCTTAACATCATCGCCATATGTTATCATTGCTGCAACCTCTCTAAAAGGAGGTGGATTTTTCACAATGTGAAAATATGCACTACGCAATAATAATGAATTGACGATAGAGTTAATATATACAGTCAAATTTTGTCCAGACGGATTGGAGCCAAATAACTGAATTAAATCACCATTATAAGCCATGACTGGATAAGCAATATCAGTTGCAACGCCTCTCATTATAGTAATATCTCTATCGCTATAACCATATGACATAGC